AAGGGCACTCGAACGTCGTGAGGCTCTGGAAAGGCCAATGACCGAGTCATTCTGGAAGAGCCTCCTCAGGAGCTTCCTCGGCGATGAGGTGCGCCTCTTGTTGCGTGGAAACAAGGAACTCGTCGGGACGCTCCAGGAGCTCGGCGCCGACAGCGGGCAGGTCCGGACCCCAGATGGCCGCACGGTGCTCTTCGATTACTTCGACCTCAAGCATGCCATGGAGAACCGGTGAGCAAGCTGCAGGTCTCTCGCGAGCTCAGCCTGCCACCGGAGGCGGTCACGCAGACATTTGCCATTTTTGGGAAACGCGGCTCCGGCAAGACCAATACCGCCGTGGTGATCGCCGAGGAGATGTTCCGCATTGGCGCGCCCTTCGTCATCCTGGATCCGATCGGCGCCTGGTGGGGGCTGAAGTCGAGCTTCGACGGCAAGGGCCCAGGGCTGGCCGTCTACATCTTCGGCGGCGACCATGCTGACCTGCCCCTCGAGCCGGCTGCCGGCCAGCTGATCGCCGACGTCTTCATCCAGCACCGGATCCCGATGGTGCTCGACATGTCGGGCTGGAGCGGCGCCGATCGCGCGCGTTTTGTCACCGACTTCGCGCTGCGCCTGCTGGCCAAAAATGGCCGCCAGCCAATGCACGTATTCATCGAGGAGGCCGACGCCTTCGTGCCTCAGCGGCCCTACAAGGGCGAGGAGCGAATGCTGGGTGCCATGGACCGCCTGGTGCGCTGGGGGCGCCAGTCGGGCATCGGCGCCACCCTCATCACGCAGCGCTCGGCGAAAGTTAACAAGGACGTCACCACCCAGGCGGAGACGCTCGTCGCTCACCGCACGGTGGGCCCGCAGGACCGCGACGCAATCGACGCCTGGATCAAGTTCCACGCCGGCGGTGAGGAGCGTCAGCAGGTCCTCTCCAGCTTGCCCACGCTGCCCGACGGCACGGCCTGGGTCTGGAGCCCTGAATGGCTGAGCATCCTGCGCCAGGTCGCCTTCCGCCGGCGCCAGACCTATGACTCGGCGTCGACGCCCAAGATGGGTGAGCAGCGGCCGCAGCCCAAGCAGCTCGCCGAGGTCGACGTCGAGCGATTGCGTGGGCAGCTGGCCAGCACCATCGAGAAGGCGAAGGCTGAAGACCCGCGTGAGCTGCGGAAGCGGATCCAGGAGCTCGAGCGCCAACTGAAGCAGCGAATTACTGCACCGGTCAGTAAAGAAATTCGCGAGGTCGAGAAGATCGTCGAGCGCCTCGTGCCCGTCCCGATTGAGGTCGGCCTGCTCGATCAGTTGCACAAGCACATCCATCTGATCCGCACACTCACCACCGAGCTCGACGCGGGCATCAACGCGGTCGCGAAGCAATCACGCAAGGCTCCCGCCAAGTTGCAGGGACAGGTCGCGAAGCCGGTCGACCGCATACCTTCTCGGTCCACGCCGGCGTCTGTGGCGCGGCCTGTCCCTCCAGCTGAGGCGCATAGCAACGGAAAGTCGACCTACGAAGGGCGCCTCGGCAAAGGCGAGCGCAAGGTGCTCTCGGTGCTGGCGCAGTGGCCAGACGGGCGCGTGCAGCGCGACCTGGCATTCCTCACCGGCTACAGCGCCAGGGCGTCGACGCTCGGCGTCATCCTCTCCAAGCTTCGGCAGGCTGAACTCGTGGAGCCCGGGCAACCGATCAAGGCGACACAGGCAGGCCTGGAAGCCGCCGGCGGCGTGCAGGAGCTGCCCACGGGCCCGGAGCTCCTCGAGCACTGGCTGAACCATCCGCGGATCGGCGAGGGCGAAAGGAAGGTGCTTCGAGCGCTGATCGATGCGTACCCCGAAGCTCTCACGCATGCTGAGTTGTGCGAGCGCACGGGGTACTCGCCGGACGCTTCGACCATCGGGGTGATCCTGTCGAAGCTGCGAAAGCTCGGCCTCGTCGAGGGCGGTGCCCGACGTGTGCCCGATTCCTTCATGGAGGCGATCGCGTGACCCCCGAAGAGCGCGTTCTGAACGCACTCGATCACGCCACAGCTGCCAAGAAGGCCATCGAGCGCGCGGACCTCGAGCCGGATCCGGTCGAGCAGCGCCGGCTCCATGTTCAGGCCGCGCGCCATTACCGGATAGCAGCGGACTCGCTGGATGACCAAGGACGGCTGGCGGAATGAGCATTTCCGTCCACTGGCACCTGATCCCTGACGGCCCCACGACGATCGTCAAGCTCACGATCGAGGGTGAGCTCTACGTCGATACCGCAAACGCCGTGACAGAGGCCGAAAAGCAGATGGCGCAGCTCATCAGTCGCATCAGCACCCACACCGTTGAGACGATCAAAGAGAAGCTGCAGGCAGATCGCTGGTTGGGCAACTGGCCACGCCCGGAGGAGCCTTCACCATGAGCGAGCGCACCTGCCCGGTGAACGGATGCGGCCGCGCGCTTGGCACCACGAAGTATGGCGATCCGCTGTTGCTCTGCCCGCGCCATTGGGCGAAGGTGCCCGCGCCTCTACAGGCAAAGCTCTGGCGCGCGTACAGGTCATGGCAGCGCCTCGAACGTCAGCGTCGCAATGGACCGCGGCCGCCGGCACGAGCGCTCCTCCTGGCGATCGCTGTGGCCATTCGCGCATATCTGGACGTCCGTGATTCCGCCATCCGCCGGGCGGCCCAAGGTGAAGCGCGCCAACTGGAGGTGGCTCTGTGACCGCTGGATTCCTGACGCCCGGATCGTCGCGATTTGCCCACGCGCAGGTCTTCGCCAAAGAGCTGCGGACCGCAATGCTCAAGCGGCGCATGCGACCGTTCCATATCTACAAGGCGGCGGGGGGCGGCTACTCAGCGCTCATGTTTGATTGCTGGATCAGCGGCCGCTCTCTCCCCCGCCTCGATCGCGCATTGCGTCTTTCAGAGGCGCTCGATTGGCCGCGGCTGGCAGAGATCGTGCGCACGGCGAGGACGGGGACGTGTGAGCGCCCGGGCTGCGGCCGCACCTTCATCAGCGAGAGCGGCAAGACAAGGAAATACTGCTCGGCGCGCTGTCGCCAGCTCGTCCATGACTACGACCTTCGGTTTACGCATGCGACGAGAAAGAAGATCTCCAGTGATGACCTCGAGCACCGCGCCCTTGCCTTCATCGCCGAGGACAATGTCATGCGCGATGAGCTTCAAGAACATCGCCTTGCCATTGCCTCGATGTGCGATGCATGCGAGCCAGAAGGCTACTGTCGGACTCCGGATTGCCCGCTGAGAACCATCAGCCCACTGCCCTTAAAGCGGGCGCAGATCATCGATCGACGCGCAGCGAAAGCTTCCAGGAATCGATGGTCTTTTCCGGGGGTCGTGAGCGCATGACTTGGGTCAAGCAGGACGACAAGCTCTACCGCAATCTGAAGGCGCGGGAATCCAGCGACGCCGCCTTCAAGGTTTGGGTGCTGTCCTGGTCTTACTGCGCTGACATGCCCGACCCGACCGGTTTCATGACGATCGTCGAGGCTGAAGGCTTTGTGCGCAGCTTAAAGAAGCCGATCTCGGTCATCCGGGAGCTCATCGAGCGGCGTATGTGGGACGCAGTTGAGGGTGGCGTCGTGGTCCACGAATTCGAGCAAGGGCTGCCCAAACTTTCCACGCCGCGCGTCCAGAAGTTCAGGGAGTCGAAACGCAAACGAAACGTTTCAGGAACGGGGGACGAAACGTTTCAAAATGTTTCCCCCCCCGCGCGCGCGGTTCCCGAACCAGATCCCGTTCCCGAACCCGTTCCTGGTAATGCATCCAAGAAAGCAACGCCTGGAGTCCGAGCCGCGCTGGCCGATGCAATTCAGAACGGCCACACGAACGACCTCGCCTTCCAGCTTGCCAGAAGGGTGATCGACGACATCCTGAAGCGCAATCTCAGCCCCCTCGAGGTGGCGCTCTGCGACGAGTTCATCGTGAACTACGCTTACCTCGGCGTCGACGACATCATCGAGCGCATGAAGTCGCAGCTCGAATGGGCGAAGCAGCAGAAGCTGGATCCGCCATCGTCGCTGGCGTGGTTCACGCAATCACTGCGGGTCGAAAACGAACACCGCGCTGATGCTGGCCAGGCGAAGGCCTGGCGGCCGCCACCAGTCGCCGGCGACCTCTCGAGGTTGAGCTCGTGAGGATCCTTGGGTTGGATCTCTCACTCACGTCGACCGGCTATGTGCTGCTTGACGACCAGGTCCTCGAGGACGTCGTCTGGCATGGTTGTGTTGGCAGTAAGGACCTGCGTGATGTCGAGCGGCTGCAGATGTTTGATACCTGGATCCGCGACGCAATGCGACCGCGCGTCGTCGACCACGTTGCGATTGAGGGCTACTCATATGGCTCGCCGGCAGGCCAGACACGCGCCTTCGGTCTCGGCGAGCTCGGCGGAGTGATCAAGCTGGCCGTTCACGAGGCCGGAATCCCAATGCATGTCATCGCGGCGAACACCTGGAAGAAGCAGCTCTGCGGCAAAGGCGGTCTGAAGAAAGACCAGGTTCGCCTCGAGCTCTTCAAGCGCTTCGGGGTGGAATTTGCGTCGCAGGACACGCTCGATGCCTGGGCTGTCGCCGCCTGTCTGCGTCGGCAGTTGCTCGGCCTCGACAAGCCGGAGCCGAAGGTCCGGAAGCGCAAAACAACGCCACTTCTCGACGGTATTTCCATCGGAAACCCAGCCATGGAGGCAGCTCATGCAGACGCTTCGCACGCCAGCCTACGTTGAATTCTGGGATTCACTCGACTTCCCGGGAGTCGATGTCAACACCTCGTCGTTGGCGCCTCCATTCCTGCGGCAGCCGGTCGTAGTCAAACGCATTGAAGATCCAAAGCCGCCGGAGTTTTTCGAGTTCGAGGTCCTGGCTGGATTCCCGCGAGTCGCCGCGGCGATGGTTGAGTCCGAGGTTGGTCACAACAAGTGGCAGATCTCATACGAGGTCGCGAAGTGGATCGGGGAGGAGGAGCTCGCCGAGAAGCGCGACATCGATTGGCAGCGGCGGTGGCGCGATCACCTCGCCTCGAGTCCGGCGATTCGAGCCGCGCTGGCGAAGGGCGGCCCGGAGGAGCTCTTCGCTCAAGCCGGCCTCACCTTCCGCGAAACGCTGGCTCTGCGACTCAAGCTCGACGGCAAGACAAGGGGTGAGATCGGCCTCGTTTTGGGAATCACCAGCTCCGCGGCTGGCGACCGTCTCGAGGACGCCTTCAACCGTATCCGCGAATACGGAAATGGCAAAAAGACACAGACCGGCCATTAGTACAGTAAGGGGGGCCAGTTCTGCCACGGCCGCTGTCAACGCTCTCCCAACGCTCTATCCGGCCCTCCGAGGCTCCGCTGCAGCCTTGCTCGAGGCCGAGGGCATGGACCGTCAGCTCGCCGATGATCTCGTGCAGGAGATCACCTCGCGCTGGTTTCGGCGCCATATGCGCTTTCACTCCGGTGGCGCGATGTATGTCTGGCTCGTGCGCTGCATTCCGCTGGTGCTGAAGGAATGGCGCCGCAGCCGGACGAGGCATCCAGACGCTCTCGACGTTGCAACACAGCTCAATGAGTAAGCGAGGGAGGAAACGGGTGGCTGAGGAACGTTTCAATAAGGTGCACGGACCAGGGGCGATCGATCCCGCGACCTATCTGCGCAAGGAGAACGCCGAGCTCAAGAACCGGCTCACACAGTTGAACCAGGAGCTGATGAATCGAGCCGCGCCAACGGTCGGCAATTTGATCGACGCCGTGAACAATCTGGTTGTGCTCACGGCACAAGGCAATCCTGGCGCGCGGGCACTTCTCGGCACACTCGTCAAATCACTCGACGCCGCGCATGAGGCTGCCAGTCCGATCACCATCGTCAAGAACGGCTCTTGATGCCCCTGCGACCCTGCATCGAGCTCGTCGACGGTCGTCTCTGCGGCGTCCTATCTGAGGGCAGTAGATGCGGAGCCCATCAACGCCGGCGGGAGCAGGTTCGGGGATCCGCTTCTCAGAGAGGCTATGACGGAGCGTGGCGCAGGTTAGTGCGAGCGGCGATCAAAGCCCACGTTGCTGTCCACGGCTGGGTCTGTCCTGGCTATATGAAACCGGCGCACCCAACCCGCGACTTGACTGGTGATCACATCGTGCCGCTTTCAGCAGGTGGTCGCTCCGTGCGTTCCAATGTCGGTATCCTGTGTCGCGGCTGCAACTCGCGTAAGTCCGGCCAGACGGAGGGTACGGGGGGGGTGGGGTCGGCTCGCGATGGTTCACGGCGGCCGCGACCCTGGTCCCGGCGTCTCGCAACCCGTACAAGTCTGGGCATCATCGCCAGACTCGCGTAAGTGGCCGGCATGGGTCCGGCGCCGAAGGCGGAATCTCAGCGTCGCAACCGCGGTCGAGTGCTCGCCAATCAAACATCGATGCGGCTGCCGGCGGAAGGTCGAAAGGGAAAGCCGCCGCCCTGGCCGCTGAGTCGAGCATTCAAACGCGAAACCCAGCTCTGGCTGCGACTCTGGCACACGCCGCAAGCAGTCGCCTGGGAGCGACTTGGTTGGACTGATGTCATCGCTCGCTACGCCCGCTTGCTGGTCTTCGCCGAACAGCCCGGCGCTCCAACGCCGACGCTCGCCGAGGTTCGTCAGATGGAGGATCGCCTCGGTCTGACGCCAATGTCGATGCTGCGGCTGCGCTGGGCGATCGACGATGCGGAGCTCGAGGAGCGGAACGAAGGCAAGGTGCTCGACATCCGCAAGCGGCTGAAGGCGGTGGAGGATTGACATGGAAGTCGAGCTGGCGATCAAGGGCGACGTCGAGCGACTGCACCTCGAGCCGGACGACATTGTTCTCATAACACTGAAAGACCATCCGACGCACGAACTCATCGAGCAGATCGCCTTGCAGATGAGACGCTTCCTCGACAATGCTGGCCGCGCGAACGAGGTGCTGGTCTTTGTCGCTGACCAAGCGGAGCTGTCTGTCGTCGGTCCGGCGGAGGCAATGCGCCAGCGCCACGAGGCCTAGGTGCCCTGGCGAGGCCCGCGGACCAAAGGCGAGTTTCCAACCCTCGGCTACTCGGTCGGGGAATGGATCGAAGCCAACTGCGTCATCCCGGACGGTCTCCATCAGGGAGAGCCCTATCGCCTGACCGACGAGATGCTGCGATTCGTCCTGCGGTTCTTCCGCCTCCATCCGCGTGCGCAGGTGATCGAGAACCGACCCTCCGCAGCCTTCGTCCACCGCGGCGCGCAGCTGATTCGCCCCCAGAAATGGGGCAAGTCGCCATTCGGGGGCGCGCTCTGCTTGGCGTATGCGTTCGGACCGGTCGTGTTCGACGGCTGGGATTCCGCTGGCGAACCGGTGGGTCGACCGCATCCAACCCCGTGGATCCAGATCGTCGCCACCTCCGAAGAGCAGACGGACAACATCTGGCTTTCCGTGTACGAGATGGCGAAACGTGGACGGATCGCCGACATCCCGGGCGTCGACATTGGCCTGACGTTCATGAACCTGCCCTCGGGCGGAAAGATCGAGCCGATGAGCTCCTCAGGTCGGGCGCGGCTCGGAGCTCGCATCACCTTCGCCGCTTTCGACGAACCCCATCTCATGACGGAATCCAACGGCGGCCTGCTGCTGGCCACGACCATGAAACGCAATCTCGCCGGCATGGGCGGACGCTGGCTCGAGACGACCAACGCCTATGACCCCAGCGAGAATTCAGTCGCTCAGCGCACCCATGAGAGCGGTGCCGCTGACGTGCTTGTCGATTATCGACCGCCCCCGCGCCATCCGGACTTCTCGGACGATGAGGATTCGCTCGAGTTGCTCCGCGCTGTGTATGGCGACGCCTGGTGGATCGATCCCGAACGGATCCTCGCCGACGCCCGCGATCCAGCTGTCTGCCCGACGGCGTCCGACGCGCTCCGCTATTTCTTCAACCTGCTCGTGGTTGGTATGTCAGCCGCGGTCGACCCGGCCCGGTGGGATGCGCTCGCGAAAGAATCGGACCTCCAGCGCGGGCAGGTGATCGTACTCGGCTTCGACGGCGCCAAGGCCCAGTCCGTCTCGCTCGTCGCGAGTCGGCTCGCGGATGGGCGCTGGTTTCACCTGAAGACCTGGACTGCAGCCGACTATCCGGACCAGAAGGTGCCGCGCACCGAGGTCGACAAGCAGGTGACCGACGCGTTCGCCGCCTACGACGTCAAGTTCCTCTTCGGAGATCCGGACGGCTGGCAGGAATACCTCGACATCTGGGCCGGCCGCTGGCCCAAGCGGATCGTCGAGTTCTCGACCAATGTCGAGCGTCGCATGGACGATGCCATCTCACGTTTCCTAGTCGCGTTCGCCGGCGACACGTTCTCGCACGACGGCAGCGAAACGCTGGGCGCCCATGCCAAGGCGGCCGCGCTGAGCAAGGGTGCGCGCAAGCAATCGCGACCAGAGGAGGGCGTCAGCGTGGCCCAGCATTACCTGAAGATCGTCAAGAAGCACGATGGCGGTCATATCGACGCCTTCGTGGCCGGCATCCTCGCCGAGGTCGCTCGGGGAGCGGCTCTTGAGAAAGGCGGCGCCGAGCCACCGCGTGAGCCGCTCGTAGCCTACGCATGAAGCTCATTCTTCCCGGCGGTAAAAGCTACGAACTGACGTTGCGCCGGTCGGATCCTCTGCCAGCCGAACGAGCCCTGGATCCCTCGATCTCGCTCGACCAGTGGCTTCAGTTCTTCACTTTCGGCGGCGTCCAGTACCCGTTCATCCCCTCGCAGACGCTGCTCGGCAACCGCGAGGACATCGCCCAGAGTTTCGTCGGCTACGTCCAGGGCGCCTACCAGTCGAACGGCATCGTCTTCGCCTGCGTCCTCGCCCGGCTGATGATCTTCAGCGAGGCGCGATTCCAGTGGAGGCGCCTCGGCAGCCAGGGCAACGGTCAGCCGCAGGATCTCTGGGGCAGCCCGGCGCTGGCGCCGCTCGAACATCCCTGGCCCAATGGCACAACCGGCGACCTGCTGACGCGGATGATCCAGGACGCCGACCTGGCCGGCAACTTCTACGGCGTTCGCGGAAGCAATCGGCCGGACCGACCGGCGCCGGGAACCATCAAGCGCCTGCGCCCGGACTGGGTCACGATCATGATCGGGTCACGCAGTCCCGCCAACGACGATGCCTTCGTCGCCGGCGACATCGACTCCGAGGTCATCGGCTACCTCTACCACCCAGGCGGCCCGCGTGGCCAAGCAGATCCGATCGTTCTCGGCGTCGACGAGGTCTGCCACTTCGCGCCGATCCCCGATCCGATCGCCTCCTACCGAGGCATGAGCTGGATCACGCCGATCCTGCGCGAGGTGATGGGCGATTCCGCGGCGACCACGCACAAGCTGAAGTTCTTCGAGAACGGAGCGACCGTGAACATGGTCGTCTCCCTGGATCCAACCATCCAGGCCGAGGCCTTCGATCGCTGGATCAAGATCTTCCGCACCCAGCACGAGGGCGCGATGAACGCCTACCGCACGCTCTACCTGGGCGGCGGTGCTGATGTCAAGACGGTCGGCGCCGACTTCCGGCAGATGGACTTCAAGGTCACGCAGGGCGCAGGCGAAACCCGCATCGCCGCTGCAGCCGGGGTGCCCCCGATCATTGTCGGTCTCTCGGAAGGCCTGGCCGCCGGCACCTACAACAACTACGGTCAGTCGGTCCGCCGCTTCGGCGATGGAACCCTGCGTCCGCTCTGGCGGAACGCATGCGGATCCCTTGAGAGCCTGGTCAACGTGCCTGGTGGTTCGCAGCTCTGGTACGACGTCCGCGACATCGCGTTCCTTCGCGAGGACGCCAAGGATCTCGCTGACATCCAGCAGGTTGAGTCGGCATCGATTCGCACCCTGATCGACGCCGGCTACAAGCCTGATTCGATCGTCGCCGCGATCCAGGCGCACGACTGGAGCCGCCTGGTCCACACCGGACTTTTCTCAGTCCAACTCCAGCCGCCACAGACCTCGTTCACGCCCAATGCCCCCCCGCCGGCTCTGCCGGAGCCGAAGAAGAACGGAACCCCACCTCCGGGCATGCCGGCGCTGCCCGCCAAATCAACCCCCAAGGAGTAAGACATGCCAGCTGGTGATTTTCGCGGCCTCGCGCAGCGCGAGTACCTCTACAACAACTCGCCCACAGCGACGCTCTTCGAGAACTTCCCACACGACTACATCACGACCGACTGCGTGATCGGAACCACGGGTCTGATCACGGCCGTGGCTGTTCCTCTGATACAGGGCAGCACGATCACCAAGATCAGCTTCATCGTCGGGGCCACGGCGGGGGCCACGCTTACCAACCAGTACGTCTGCCTCTACAGCGGCGCGACGGTACCGCTGGTTCTGGCCCAGAGCACCGCCGGCGCGGCTGCCGCCATGGCTGCCAACACCGCCTTCACGGGGACGCTGGCGACTCCCTTTGTTGTCCCGTCGAGTGGCATTTACTATGCCGGGATCTGCGTCACCGGGACCACGATCCCGACCCTGGTCGGGAAGGTCACCATGCTCAACGCGACCGCTGCGGCCGCGATCTACGCTCTCGCCACCCTCGCACTTCCGCCGGTGGCTGTGACTGCGACCGGCAACGCCACCGTGGCGCCGGCGACCTTGGCCGGTCTGACCAACCTGGCAGTTCAGCCCTACGTGATGCTGCAGTAGGCGAGGGAGCCGGGAGGCAAGTGATATGCCACGACCGAACCTCGATCCTTCAGATCTCGAGCACTTCGAGCGCGCGATCGACAACGGGAGCTGGGACGGCGGAGCGGCGATGTCCGGCTGCGCGAAGTCATCCACGCCGGCGTCTTGCTATGGCGCGATCTGCGCCGGCAAGCGCGCGGGTGATAGTTCAAAGCAGGACGCCTGGGCGCTTCCGCATCACGCTCGCCCTGGCGCTCCCGCCAACGCTTCCGGCGTCCGCAACGCTCTCGGTCGACTGCCCCAGACACAAGGCCTCACCAATCGCGCCGCGGCTGAGGCTCACCTCCAGGCGCACATGAAGCAGATCCAGTCCGGCGAGAAGTCCAAGCCAGCTGCGGGACAGCCCCGAAGCGATGTTCCCCCGCGGGCGAACCTCATTCGCGCCATCCGTCTCGGCGTCGCGCTGCGCGCGGCCGAGAACGGAGCCGCGATGCCGACGCTCAACGGCCACCTGGCCGTCTTCAACCAGTGGACGGAGATCGACTCCATCTTCGAGGGGCGCTTCCTCGAGCAGCTCGCTCCGGGGGCATTCGCCCAGACCATCAAGGAAGACCGCGACTCGATGCGCGTCCTCTTCCAACATGGCCGCGACCCCCAGATCGGCAACAAGCCGCTCGGCCCGATCGAGGAGCTCGCCGAGGACAAGACCGGCGTCGCCTACGCGGTGCCCATGCTCGACACGTCGTATAACCGCGACCTGATCCCCGGCCTCGAGGCCGGCCTCTACGGCGCCTCGTTCCGCTTCGAGGTCCTCGAGGAGGACCTGAACCGCAAGCCGGAGCGCAGCGCCTACAACCCCGAAGGCATCCCCGAGCGCACCGTCAAATCGCTCCGGATGATGGAGTTCGGGCCCGTCACCTTTCCCGCCTACGCCGGCGCCACCGCCGGTCTGCGTTCGCTGACCGACGAGTTCATCTTCGCCGCGTTCCTGAGCGATCCGGAGCGCCTGCGACAGCTGATCGAATCCGCACCCACATCCGCCGCCCTCTCGCAAGTCGCCACCCTCTCGCGCAAAGCCGCCGAGGGTCAGCCTCACTCGCACGGAGAGAGCCACTCAGATCCGGACCACCCGGCGCCGCTGGTCGTGATCCGGAATCCCAACAGGAGGCTCTGACCCACATGCCGCTCACCCGCGACGAACGTCAAACCCGCATGGACGAGCTCGAGCGCTGGATCACCGACCAGCACAACGAGTTCCCCGACGAGGCCTTCACCGACGAGGTCCGCGAGCTCTGGAAGGCCAACACCGAAGAGCTCGAGGAGCACAAGCGCGTGATGGCCGAGCTGGCCACGCGTGACAAGCGCATCAAGGAGCTCGCCGACAAGGAGAACCACCACGAGCGCGGCGCCGGCTTTGGCGGCGGCCGCAGCTCCGGGCCTCAGATCATCTCCCGCATGTCGGAGCACGAGGTCTACGACGTCTCCTCAGTGCGCGCCAACTACTTCGATCCGGCCTCCAGCCGGCGCGAGCTCCGCGATCGCGCCATGCGCGCAGTCGAGATCGCTCACTTCCCAGAGTGGCAGCAGGGCACCTACCTGCGTGGCCGGCCGGTAACCAAGGAGCGCGCCCAGGCCTACGTCGGAAGCCTGGTCGACCGCTACTCGGAGACCGACGACTACCTCTCGCGGCGCATCCTTCTGACTGGCGCTCCCGCCTATCGCAGCGCCTTCGGCAAGGCCGTGATGGCTCACCTTCACGGCTACTTCGACGCCGGCTTCACAGCCGAGGAAGCGCGTGCGGTCCAGCTGGTCCGCGCCATGGGCGTCCAGGTCGGCTCGACCGGTGGTTTCGCCGTTCCGTACATGCTCGACCCCACGGTCATCCCGACGTCCAACCTGTCCGTCAACCCCTACCGCGCCATCTGCCGAGTGGACACCATCCCCGGCAACGAGTGGCGTGGCGTCACGTCCGCCGGCGTCACCGCGCAGTACCAGGGTGAAGGCGTCGAGGCTCCGGACAACTCGCCGGTCCTCGCTCAGCCCAACCTCTTGATGATCCGGGCGGACTGCTTCGTGCCGGTCAACATCGAACTGACCCAGGACTGGGGTGGCCTGCAGACCGAGCTCGCCAACCTGATCCAGGACGCCAAGGACGACCTCGAGGCCGTGCAGTTCACGACCGGAGTCGGCGGTGCCAACAACCCGACCGGATTGATCACCGGCGCAACCACGACCCAAACCGCAGGTGGGTCCGGCGCCTTCGCGATCGCCGACCTCTACCTGCTCGAGCAGGCTGTTCCGCCGCGTTTCCGCCCTCGCTCGCAGATCATCGCCAACCGCTTCGTCTGGAATAAGATCCGGGCCTTCGACACCGCCGGCGGCGCCGGCTTGCTGGTCTTCCTGCCCGCAGGCCTCGACAACGACGTGCCGCGCGGTGGCAACCTGGGCGTCCAGGTCCTCGGTTACGGCGCCAACGAGGCGTCGGCCATGGTGGCCGCACTCACGACCGGATCCAAGATCGCGGTCATGGGCGACCCCCGCTACTTCATCAACGTCGACCGCATCGGCATGGACATCGAGGTGATCCCGCACATCTTCGGTCCCGCCGGGCAGCGGCCTCTCGGCCAGCGCGGCTTCTACGCGTTCTGGCGCAACAACGCGAGGGTGTTGGACGTCAATGCCTTCCGCGTGCTCGTCACCGGTTAGTAGCTTCGTCGCAGTCGGGGGGCGCTTAGCTCCCCGACTGCACAACCCATCCAGGAGGTCAATCGATGGCAGAAAAGGCGACCGCTTCCAAGGCTCAGGCAGAGGAAGAGCTGGCAGCTGCAACAGCGCCGACTCGCTTCAAGGCCAAGCAGCGGATGATCAACATCGCTCCCAACGGGACCGACCAAACGGTGGTCGAGGAAGGCCAGGTGGTCGAGGCCGAGCATCCCTTCGTGGCCCTGCACCCGGCACAGTTCGAGGCCGTCTGATGGCCGAACAAACCCCTTACCCAGGCGTGGTCAAGATCAAGGGCCAGCAGAACATGCCCAAGGGCGCGCCGGCGTCCGCGACCATCGGCGGCGCGACATTCAAAGATCCCGGGAACGCCAAGACTTCCGTGCCGAGTGCATATCCGGGAACGGTCAACCAGCCGCTCAAGAGCGACAACCAGAAGCCCGCGTCGAGGAGCAGGAAGTAGCCATGGCTGGAACCGCAGGCGGCAACCCGAAGAACGTGCCGCAGCCGAACTTCAAAGACGGCGGCGCGGTGACCAAGATCACACCCCCGACGCCGGATCCTCAGCGCGTGGCGCTCGGCGGTCCGCAAGCACCCAATCCATACAAGGCGCGCCCCGACTATCACGGCGACTCCGACGTCGACGGAGCGGACGGGCCCGACTACGTGATCCCGGCCGCGAACCAGCAGGAGCAAGAGTGATGTCCAAGAGCGAGCGCGTTTACGTCGCCAACGAGTCCTTCGCCTGTCAGATCGACGGCAAGGACTACCAGATCGCCAAGGGCATCACGCGCGTCCGCGAAGGCCACCCGCTGCTCCAGGCCAATCCGCAGTACTTCCGGCCCATGGAAGACAACGTGCACTACGACGTCGAGCAGGCGACCGCCGCACCCGGCGAGAAGCGAGGCGCGTCGGCGTAGATGGCCAACATCCCGCTGCCGAGCGTCATCACCCAGCTCAAGGAAGTCACCGTGTCTGCGCCTGGGGCCGGCGTCGACTGGTCATTCGTGGTGCCGGCTGGCAAGTGGTGGATGCTCTTTTCCGCCTACGCGGTGTTGACGCAGGGCATTACTCAGACGCCGCAGCCGATCCTACAGATCGACGACGGGACCAACGTGATCATGGAGTCGATCGGCTCCTCCGCTGTGCAGGCGGTGTCGACGACGACCGCATACACCTGGGGACCGGGCTTTGTGCAGAGTGGCCAGGTCGGCTCCGGCGCCGGCGTTCACTCGGTCGCGCCGATCCCCGACGGCCTGATCCTGCTCGCTGGCTACCACGTGAAGTCCTCGACGCTCGGAATCGGGGCCAACTCGCAGTGGAGCGTCCCGAGGCTCTACCTCGCCGAGCTCGGCTAGACCATGCCCTCGCTCGTCCAGAGCGTGGCACCGCTTATCGAGCCGATCTCACTTACGGAAGCCAAAGCACACGTGCGTGTCGGCATCAATGACGACGACCAGCTGATCGAGAGCTACATCCGGACCGCGCGCTGGAACCTCGAGCGCACCTACCGCTTCGCCTGCATCACCCAGACGCTCGTCCAGGGCATGGACTGGTTCGGGCAGGCCGAGTACCTGTGGGACATGTGGTGGCCGGTCGGCTGGTGGCCACCGCAGGCCTATGGCTATCCGCTCACCAGCGTCCTCGAGCTCCGGCCGCCGGTCCAGTCAGTGACCTCAGTGGCCTACACGGACACGGGGGGCAATCCGCAGACTCTCGCGCCCGCCGGCTACCTGGTCGACGGCTCGAGCTGGCCAGCGCGGATCCTTCCCGCGCGCAATACGACCTGGCCGGCCACGGCGCAGGTACCGAACGCAGTGGTCGTCACCTACGTCGCCGGCTACACGGATCCGACGCTGATCCCCGACGACATCCGCCAGGCAATGAAACTGATCGTCGGCGACCTCTACGAGAACCGCGAGCAGTCGTTGGTCGGGACTCGCCTCGCCGTGGTCGAGTTGCCGCGCGGCGTCGATGACCTAATGGCCCCATACAAGTTTCCGCTGGTGCGCTGAGCGATGCGTGCTGGAAGCCTCAATCGCCGGTTGCATCTACAGAAGATGGTCGAGGTGTCGGATGCCGAGGGAGCCTCAATTGAGAGCTGGAGTGATCTCGACGTCGTCTGGGCGCACATCAATCCCTTCGGGGCTCGAGAGCAATTCGCAGCCGGCCAGCCTCTCGAGCGGATCACGCATCAGATCACCATTCGCTGGCGCTCCGACGTGACCACGAGGATGCGCTTCCTGTATCAGGAGCGGCCGGCCGACACGCCTCGAATCTTTCTTATCCACACGATGCTCGACTCCGAAGAGGGCCATCGCCAGCTCGATTGCTTGTGTGAAGAATTCGTCACAGTTCTGATGGGAGCGACCTAGCCGATGGCCGCCTCCACCTCCGGGGCGCTCAAGCAGTTCCTCGAGGGCCAGGGTCTTGGCATCAGCGTCTTTCGGGATCAGGCGCCTGATGGGACCTCGAAGCCATACCTAACCGTCAGCGAGGCTGTCGCGGTTGTTCCCGACAAGCTCGAGGACGCCGCCGCATCGACAGCCAGGGAGCGCGCAACCGTCGACATCTGGATGGACTGGAAGAACCTCGGCGCAAGCATCGTCAACGGCGTGAACCCCGGCGGCATTCTGGAGTCCTACGCGCTGCCAGGCGCCGTCGCCAAGGCGCTTCAGGGTTCGCGGTTGCTGACCTCAGGCAGCGGCGCGCCCCCCACGACCGTATATGGGGTTCTGGTGCATAACGTCGGCCCCCGGCTGGTCGAGCGCGACGAGAACATCGTGCATGTCCCGATCTCGGTCGAAATCTGGAGGAACCTGTGAGCGCAATCCTTGAGTCAGCTGCTTTCATGGAGGCCTTCGCAGCCTCCAAGGCCTTCCTCGAGGGCGAGGCAATGATCATCGAGCGCGAGCGAGCTGCTCGAATCGTCGATCGAGCCCAGCAGTTGGTTCACGTGGGTGGTTCGGACGATCCCAATGCGGGCGAGACGCGCGACAGCATCAAGATCCAGGGCGAAGGCGTCGACGGTGGCATGCCTTATGTCGACGTCGGGAGCACACTCGAGAAGGCTGTCTACGAGGAATTCGGTACGTCTCGCTCCCCAGCAATTCCGTTTATGCGCCCGGCCATCGCTGAAGAGAGATAAAGGAGCTCAAACATGGCAGCACTCACCAACCCCGGAGTCATTGCGTCAGGAGGCGGCGCTGGCCAGGCACGCTGGGCTGTGTTGTCATTTCAAAAGGTCACTGCAGCCGATACCTATGACTGTTCAACGCTGACCTCGATTCCTCCATTCACGACCGTGACAGCCGCGCTCTTCGTCGCCACCTCGAACCGGACTGCGACCACGACCCTCTGCACGCTCGCATCCCCGGTCGTAACGATTGTCGGGGCCGGGATTGCGGCTGATGCCGGCTATCTCTTCGTCGTCGGAGAGTAGCAATGCCTCGCATCAAAGTTCCAGATGCCGAGGGCCAGGTCGTCGTCTACGACGGCAACGTTCCTAAGACCTATCGCGTCGCGAGCGGCGTAATCGTCGTCGACGATGCCCATGTTGCCGCGGTCCTGGCAAGCGTGCCAGGAAGCGAGCTCGTGCCGGAAACCCCGGCCAAGGAGAAATAGATCGTGGCCATACTGCACGTCTCGAAGGTATTCGCGATCAAGGAGGCCCGGATCGCCAAGTTGCTGACGGACCCGCCAGCTGCTCCGCCCGCTACTTGGGGCACCTCAGTGCCGCTGACTGGAGCCAAGAAGCTCACCATCAGCGGCACGGTCGACACCAAATATCTGCGGGGCGACAACGTGTATTTGGATTCCGATACCGTCTGGGCCGGCCCGCTCAATTTCGCGATTGACCACGCCAAGCTGAACCTCGATGCGCTTGCGGTCTTGTTCAGCACCGCGGTCGTGGACTCCGGCGTGACGCCAAACCAGCTGGCAACCTGGGCGATGTTGAACACTGATGTCGTGCAGTACTTCAAGCTCGAAGCCCGCTCAGCTAGTGCGGACATCCTGACGGGAGATGTCCTCTTCTCTTTCTGGAAATGCAAGTTGACCGCGTTCCCGACGCTGGGACTGGCAGAAGAGGACTACCAGATTCCCGCCCTGGCCGGCACCGCAGTCCCTCTACGAGCCGACGGTCGCTGGTTCACGCCGGTCATCCGCGAGACCGCCGTAGCACTCGCCTAGCTTCTTCTTCGCCCTCGGAGGGCCGTTCTTTCCCACGGAAAGCGGCCCTTCCATTCCTCGCCTCGAAACCCGAGGCATGGAGGCGTGAATGTCAGTTTCTGAAGCCGATCGTCTACTCGCGCGCGGAGCGCGAATTACCATTGCCGGCGAGCCGCAGCGCGTGCGGTTTGGCTTTGAGGCCCTCCTACTTCTTGAGAAGGAGTACGAGGGCCTCGATGTGTTTTATGCCAAGCTCATGGAGACCGGGTTCGGCAAGACTCGAATCCACACGATCTTCACCGGCTTGGTGGCTGGCCTGCTCCACACCAAACCAGATGAGCAGGATGTCGAAGACTTCAAGCGCGAGCTCAAGCGAACCCTCGAGCCGAAGGACATGCTCGAGCATCTGACCGCACTTGTGCTCGCGTTCACCGAAGCCATCCCCGAGCTCAAGGCAGACGAAGCCCCAAAAGCGAACGGGAGCCGCGCCAGCTCCCGTGGGCGCACTTCTACTGGTACGCGACGGTCCGCTATGGACGCACCGACCGTGAGTTCTGGCGCATGACGCTGGCGCAGTTGATGGCACTGATCGACGTTGAGATCAGACCGGCCGCTGAACGGACGGAGGGCTCTATTGCCGATGCTTTTGCATTTGGTTCCGGCAGGATGGCCGGCGCCTGATGGCTGGAGAGCGCGCCCTTCCTGATCTGATTTCACGGATCAAGGTCGACTCGAGCGGTGTCGACAGCGCGATGACGAATCTTGTCAGTAGCTTTGGCAAAGCCAATCTCGCACTCGCTGGAGTCGCCGCCGGCATAGGGCTTCTCATCGTGGGCGGGAAATCGATGATCGACATCTCCGAGAAGCATGAGCAGGCGACGCTCGGATTGGCTCAGGCGGTCGCTAGCTACAACGCCTCAATCGGTAAAGCAGCGCCGGCAACCGCGGACCTTTCCAAAGAGCTTGACGTCGCAGGCAAGGCCCAGGATTCGCTTCAGATTGCCACCAATGGTTTGACGTTGGCGCAGTTGGCCTGGTCGGACGCCGTTCACAAGCACGGCCTGAAGAGCGAGGAGGCTCGCAAGGCGCAGCTGCATCTCGACGACGCGGATATCCATTACAAAGAGGCGATCGACGCCAACCGCGATGCCCAAGAGGCGTTGACCGCGGCACAGGAAGCCGGCATCGCGTCGGTCAAGAAGTCCGCGATCAACCTCGTCCAGTATCAGAGCCAGATCGACGACTTCATAAAGACCAACCGTCGTTACATCTCTGACCAGTCCGAGGTTATCAGTGGCTACGCCACACTAACCCGCTCGGGTCTTTCGCTGACCGAGACTCAGCGCGTGATGAATGACGCGGTTGACCTTGCCGCCCTCAAGCACATCTCGCTCTCAGACGCCGTTGGGCTGCTCGACCTCGCCGAGCATGGTCGCATGCGCGGCCTGATCGACCTCGGCATCACAACGGGGAAGTACACCGACGCGCAGGGCAACCTCATCCAGTCCAGCCACAGCGTTGCCAACGCCATGGATGAGATCGACCAGAAGGTGAAGCTCGGCAAACTCTCCCTCGAGCCGCTGACACAGGCCCAGAACGATCTAAACAATACCTGGCAAGACTTTGCCATCAAGAACGGGCCCGCGTTCGTCAACGAGATGACGAACGTCGTGAACTATGTCGCCAACAACATGCCGACCTGGCTGAACTGGCTGACCACGCTGAACAACATCGGGAATCAGCTGGCGGCGATCCCGGCTCTCTTCGATGCAGCCAATAGGTCGGGCTTGGGTGGGACTCCGGAAACCCCAGTACCTTCGGGCCCGTGGAGTATGAGCGTCTGGTGGAGCCAGAAAGATCAGAAGTTCGAACAAGCGGGCCCCATCCCGGTGGGCAGCTATGTCGATCCCAAAACGGGCGTCGTCATGACCCCTGGCTATCCATCTGATCATCCCACCGACGCGCAGGGGAAGCAGTTCGGTGGTCCTGTCCTTCCTGGTCGCGTCTACACCGTTGGTGAGGCCGGCCCGGAGACGCTCGTCATGGGCGCGAGTGGTGGCATGGTCATCCCGAACAGCGGAGGTCGCGGAGGCGGTGATACATTCCACTTCCACCAGGTGCAGACCGAGCCTTGGCAGACGGCCAATGAGATTGCCTGGGCCAAGAAGACCAAGCGTATTTAGGTGCCAGCCCAGCTCGGAACCGGCAGCTTCAATGGCCTCAGCTGGGGCCCACTGACCAAGTACCACGTCAGCGCCGTAAGTGGCCTCGACGACCTGCCCCCCATCCGGACCTTCGATGCGCCGCGGCCTGGCGATCAGGGCGAGTTCCGCGGGACCGATCTTCTCGCTGCACGCACGATAGTGCTCGAGGTCCTCATGCTCGGCGACAACAATGCCGACTACTACGCCCTCGCGGAAGCGCTGCGGACTACCTTCCTCCTGAACGTCGCCGAGCTGCCCCTGCTCTTCTTCAACAGCACCCGACTCGTCAACGTGCGCTGCCGGCGCCGCTCGATTCCTTATGACGCCGGGCGCCTGATGCGCACGGGATCGGCCGCGATCGAGCTGCTAGCCAGCGATCCGCGCATTTACGACGCCAACGTGGCCAATCTCTCGACCGGGATGGCGCAGTCGGGCGGGGGCATGACTTTCAACGCCACCTTCAATCTCGCTTTCGGAACCTCCGGCTCCGGTGGTCTAATCCAGGTCACCAACGCGGGCACGTTCGCCGTGCGGCCGATCCTGACGGTGACCGGACCCGTGGATACGCCGATCCTGCAGAACGTCACCGCTGGCAAGAAGCTCCGTTTCAATCTCTCGCTTGCCTCGACAGACACCCTGATCGTTGATCTCGATGCAAGGACGGTCCTGCTCAATGGCACCGCCAGCAGACGTTCGAGTTTGAGCGCTGACAGCCAGTGGTGGGAGATCGCTCCTGGCACCAGCACGCTTAGTTACACGAACGCGGGGGCGTTTCAGGCGGCATCAACGCTCACCTTCCCCTTCAGCTCCGCCTGGATCTAACTCACTCAAGGAGGCGCCCATGGCAGCCCTGAATCCGCCTGCCTATATCCAGGCGTCGAGCCATCCTGCGGATGGATTCCGTCGTGCTCTCAAGGCCCTCCGCGAGTCAACGGGGGTCGTCCTGACCGGCGACCTGGCGGTCGTTCAGAACGGAACCCCAAACATGAGTGTGAACGTGGCCGCGGGCACTGCTGTGATCGACGGCACCGAGAACTCGGTCACGCAGGGCAGTTACATCTGCACCAACGATGCCGTGGTCAACCTTGCGATCGCGGCGTCAGACCCAACCAACCCTCGAAACGACCTCATCGTCGCCAAGGTCCAGGACGCTGCCTATTCGGGCGCGACAAACCTCTGGTCTCTGGCGGTCGTAACTGGAACGCCGGCCGGATCACCGGTCGATCCGGCGACACCTTTGAACGCGATCATCCTGGCTCGGGTGCGTGTGAATGCCACCGTGACCACGATCGTCAACGCCAACATCACTGACCTTCGACCTTTCGTCCATGGCTCGATTTCGCCAGGAGCTGGCGGTTTCACGCTCTGGGACAGCACGGGCGCGCTCAAGAACGCGGTTTGGACCGATGCCGGCGTCATGGCCCTTCGGAATGCTCTGCAGCTGCCGTCGTCGGTAGGCGCCGCCCTACCTACGACCGCCTACGGGACGGTGCCGGTCAAGATCGACGATCAGCTGCTCGGCGCCCCCGCCGCCTCGATCACTTTCGTCAACCCGCTGCCGACCGGTTTCCGCCATCTGCTCATCGAGTGGTACGCCCGGGGAGATACGGCGGCGGTGAGCACCAACCTGAATCTGCGCTTCAACAACATCTCGACTGCGACCTATGACTACGAGACCTTGCGTGGCAATAGCGCCACCGCGAGTGCATTCGATGCCCAGGCCCAGACGGCGGCAACGCTTGGCGGGATTCCAGCCAGCACTGCGACTGCGAATTACTTTGGAACCGGTCAGGCTCGGATCTTTCACTACCAAGGGACGGTCGGGAACAAAGTCGTCATTTCCAACTCGACCTACTTCACCTCAGACGCGGCAGGCGGCGATTTCGCCGAGTCATGGAACAACAAGTGGCGTACCACTGGAACGGCGATCACGCGTATCGACCTACTCGCCGCCGCTGGCAACTTCATCGCTGGCAGCCTCTTCACCCTCTGGGGCATTCCGTGAGTGGCGAAGTACACGTACTACGCATATGACCTTGTAACCAACAGCGCGCTCGCCGAGCTGCCCCTGAGTAATGTCAAGTTCAGCCGAATTCTCAACGGCGCCGGCGGCTTCAGCGGAACACTCAAGCTCGGCGATAAGAAGGTCACCAACCTCAACCCGATCCCCTCCACCGTCCCAACCAGGACCGCCCTTTATGTCGACCGCGACGGAGTGCTCGTGTGGGGCGGAATCATCTGGAACCGGGGGCCGTATCGTCCGAGCACGCAGAGCTTCACTCTTGGCGGTCTGGAGTTCTGGAGCTACTTCCAGGTCCGCACCAAGACCAGCCGATACATCGTGGACACCAAGGCATATGCCCAGCAGGATCAGCTCTTCATCGCTCGCGATCTCATCAACTATGCCCAGGCGAAGTCGGGCGGCAACATCGGCATCGTGGTCAACAACGAAACCAGCGGCGTGCTCCGAGATCGCACTTACAACAGCTACGACTTCACGCCGGTCGGCCAGGCGGTCGAGCAGCTGTCGGCGGTACTCAACGGGTTCGACTTCTCGATCGAGGTCGCCTACGTCAACGGAGTTCCGACGAAGACTTTCGTGCCGAGCTACCCGCGGCGAGGCAACTCCGCGGTCACGTCTGGACTGATCTTCGAGTACCCCGGCAACATGATCGATTACTCCTGGCCGGAGGACGGCACCGAGCAGGCGAATACCGCGTATGCGATTGGCCTGGGCCAAGGCGCGACGATGCTCCGGAGCTCGAGCAGCATCCCGGCGCTCCTCGACGCCGGCTATCCGTTGCTGGAGTACCTCGACTCCTACAAGAATGTGGGTGTCCAGGCGGAACTCGACGGCCATGCCATGGCGGATGTCCGCGCTCGCGCCTACTTCGATGCCGATCCAACCCATGTGAGCGGCGTGACCTTGCCTGAGATCTATGCGCGCGCCGATGCGGACCCTGTGCTTGGTTCTTATGGGACTGGCGATGATGTGCGGCTCCGGATCTCCGATGAACGGTTCCCCGATCCCGCCCACACCATCGACGGCAGTGATCGGCGGCTCGACACCTATATGCGCATCACAGGCTATGAGGTCATCCCGCCGAGCACCGACGGTCAGTACGAGGAGGTTCGCCTGATCCTCGGAGCAACAGGCTGATGGCGCCTCCGAACAAGATCTTGTTGCCCGACAATCTCGACAGGGAGATCGGGGACCTTAGGCGTCGAATTGTTGCCCTCGAGACGGCCGGCTCCCAACCAAGCCCGCTCGTTTACAACGAGAGCGTCGATGCCGCACATCCGATGTACCTCGACTTTGTGATTGCCAGCGGCGTGCAGCCGACGATCGCCAAGCTGAGCTTCAAGCTGCGGCTCTATCGGACCACGAGTTCCTTCGCCGGCGGTGCCACCGGCTCAGGCAATGGCGCGGGCACCGGCGCCGGGAGTTCCCACAATCATGGGTCAGCCGCTTCGGTGGCCCATACTCACCACAACAGTCCGACCGTTGGAGCGGGCGGAGCAGCCCTCTCCATCAACGGAAGCACCCTGAACATGGCTTCTGGCCCGAACAGCGGTTGGGACACGGACAGCACGACGCCGGGTAACCCCGGCGCTACGGGTTCAGAGGCAAGCCACACACACACCGAGGGCTCTCACACGCATCCGGTTGGCGCATCCTCACTCGGGGTCTCCGAGGGAACCGCAACGACGATTACGGCGATCGGCGTCGACGGCGTCGATAAGACAGCGCTCCTCGGGGGCGGACCCTGGATCGCTGACACCGTGGATCTCGATGTCTCGAAAGTGCTGCCGCTCGGCGACGGGCTGTGGCATTACATCCAGCTGACGACGGCTGGCCAGGGGCGAATCGTCGCGGAGCTGAAACTGTCTGCTTAGCCGGGCAGACAGGGACCGAACATCCCGAGCGCCACAGCAAGGTGGCAGACCTGTCCAGCCAGTTGCGTCTGACCAATCGAGACCAACAGCACCTCGAGATGCTCCAGAAACAGGATCAACCAAATCATCGTGGCGTACTCTCTTTGAGGGCTTCGTCGCTGCGGCGGGTACAACGCCGAGAGTTGCGGAGCCTCATGTCATTTATACGCCTTCTGCGCTTTCCCAACCCCGTGCAAAGGCATGGGCTACGGGAGATTGCCGGCGCCTGATAGGAGGTCTCGATGTTCCGCGACCAGTCGGCGACTTGGCTCGGCTCCCCCAACTTCAGCCCCGGGCGGCCCGGGGGCATCTCGTGGGTTGTACTCCACACCATGGTGGGCACGGTGGCGAGCGCGAACTCGCGATTTCAGAACGCGGCGCAGGAGGCCA